TCTATATTGTTATGCACAATATCGTCGCACACAAGTTGTATTTTTACATCTGAAAAATGTTTTATGCTTCGTGCTAAATTTTCAGCATAATCTTTATAACTTCTATTTCCGTAGGCTATTAATAAAATCATAGTGTTAAGTTAAAAAAAGGAGTTACTATGTAGCAACTCCTTTTTGTTAAAATACTCCAACAGGGGCATTAAGTCTTGAAGGGAATGGGTCATTCACGCTTGCAGACCATTTAGCATCAACCATGTAGTATTGTTTCTCTTTGTTGCTTTTAGGCACAATTAATCTTGAAACGAAATTAACTTTGTCGGCCACAACCATGATCTCGTCTTCTTCACAGAAATACAACACGATACCAGCATACTGAGATGTGTTTAATTTTTGATAGAAAACATCATTTGTTGGGTTTGTGTTGAAGTCTTGAATACTTACAACATAGTCAAATCCGTCTAAGATTGTATCGTTTCCACATGCAACAGGATTTTCGCCCTCAACAGGCGACGGCTCAGGCAACTCTGCTTTCAACCCGCCAAGTATCTTTGCCTTACCTGCAGTAATAGCAGCCAATACTTGTGTGGCGTTTGTAAAGTCGATAATGCCATGTCCTGACTTCAATACCATAACTTTACTGATACCACCTTTGCGATAGTAACAATCTTGTCTTTGGTAATCGGCCAATTCTTCAGGGTTACAAAATAACGACATAATATTATTTTATTGATTTTTTTCTTTTCATTCTCACTCGAAAAGATGAGTGCCTAACTTGCAGTATTTTTAAAGGCAATTATCATTTACTAATGATTGATTTTGCCTAATAACATCTAATTCTATTGGCGCCAATGTTGAAGTTTTTCTCCATGATGGCTCATATTCATCGGCCTCGTATACGTACTTTGTAAAGTTAATGTAAAAGTTATCATTTTCCAAACCAACACTTATTGCATCATGTATATATTCTGGTGCCTCTTGCACTTGTAATTTTTCAACTTTGCTTTGTCTTGAAAATAATATTTTTCTATTTCCTTGGCTATCTGTAAACACTTCTTTTTTGTCCCTTGAATATTTAGGAAATCTCAATTTAGCATCAAGCCTTAAAGATGGTGTAAATGATATGCCACCCTCAAACCCAAATGCATTTTCATTATTGTTCCATGTCAACAGTAGTGTACACTCGTGTGTTGGTTGCACATTTAACCAATTAGACTTCCATAACACAACGCCGTCTTGTATTTGTATTTGCACAATACCTTCAACCCCACTCCAATCAATTTGATATTGTATGTTTTGATTGTATATTATCCCTTCTGAAGGCAAAAGCATTTCTTTTATAATTGTATTGTTTTTATCAACAACCTTCCAAAACAACATTTCAATACATGATACATTTGACAAACATGCGCTTGTTCCGTTTTCAAGTTGAATTGTAAATTGCGTAGTCAATGCATAGCCTTCAACTATATGCTCACCAATGGTGCTAAGTTGTTCAACGCTTTGGCCATGGTCTATGCCATAAACAAATATTTGTCCATCTATGCTTTCAACATTGAATATTGCTTTGTAATACTTGCCTACTACCAACACATCTTGCATTATACTTGCATCGGTAGAAGACAAACACGCTATGCCATCGACAGGAGTTATCATACATGATATGGGTTAAGATATCCAATAATTACACGTCCTCTATTTCTTGCGTTGTCATCAAAGAAGTTAGATTGGAATTGACCTGCATTTGTTCTAAACAAAGAGATTGTCACTGTTCTTTGTTCAACGCCTGTTCCTTCTACCAATGATATACCACCCTCTGAATTTGCATTGCCTGAATTTGTAAAGAATAAAGGATAGGCATATCCGTCGGCGTCGCCATATATAATTACATTTATTGAAACAAACGCATTGATTGGAAATCCTGTACCAAATTGGTCGTTTAATACCACTTGTTTTGTAGCGTTTGCATTCATATTCCACGCTCCAATGTCAAATGACTTCCATAGCACTTGGTCTGTTTTCCACTCAAACTCAAAATCGTTTGCGTTCGTTTTTGTTAATTTAGCTGTTTGTGGCCCGCCGCCTAATTCATTGTTAATGAAATCACGAATAGCGTCATCTTTTGTTTTTATTGCCGACCACAAATCACTTGTAAGCCATTTTGAGAATAGTGCCATTTTTAAATAAAGTTAGATAATGTACAATGTTGTATATCTCCGAATGGTGTAGTAAGTAAATCTGCAAGCGTACTACCTGCAAACGTTCCACACGTTAACGGTGTAAATATACTAAAATTAAAATTATATATTCTATTGTTTGCGTCCTTTACATACAGAAAATAATTGCCCGCGCATAATCCAGTAAACGAAGTTCCGAATTGAAACGTGGTGCCGTTTATCGAATATTGAACAGGCGCAAGAGTTCCACTCGTTGAAGAAACACTAAGCGTTCCGTTACATGATCCTGTATCATTACCTGTTGTAAAAACTACAGCCATTTTTGGATAAACATTCCACCCAAACATCCCATCAAAATCGCCGTTAATTATTTCGTTTTCTGCTTGTATTTGAAATTGAGTTAGGTCAAGTTGTTCGACCTTTTGTATAAAGCACGACTCTGTACAACACGATTCTTCATCTGTTGCATAGAATTGTATCGGCTGATTAGGTATATTATTCATACGCTCGAATTAATTTAAAAGAAGTTAATCCCGAAATTGCTTTATATTTAATATCTACAATATATCCCTTTTTAAAGTTCGTTTGATTGTTTGAAAAAGAAATTGCGTTATATGGATTATCTTTAATTATATTGTATTGTTGGAATGTTAAAGGATATTCAAACTCATAATATTCAGGAATAAACAATATATCCGTTTGGTCGGTTGAGCTCCAAACTAAGTCTATATTTTCGCTCAATGATGCATTTTTATAATTTCCTGCAACATTATCGGTTTGCGTTGATATAGCCTTATAATTCCCTTCTCCATACGCTAACTTAAACTGCTTTCCTGTATATTTATACATGCTTGAATTAAGCATTGGCAAGTGTCTTATAAGGTTTCGAGTAGGGGTAAATCTTAGGTTGTATGTTGTTTCTGGGCTGTATAAATTTTGGATATCTGCAAAGTTTTCATTTTTCTCTGCCTTGTAGGTTTCTGCTATATCTCTTTTTGTTGCTATAAAAAATATATCGTTATCATAATCCGTATCGGAAGTTCCCGATGTGGAATATTTTTCTCTACGTGTAGCCTCAATTGCGTATGCGCCTGTTACTATATTGGCGTTTTGCAAGTAATCTTTTTTAAGGCTTACAAGTCCTGTATTGTAATCCCTGCGTGTATTTACTTCATCAATTCCATTAACATCTTTTATCTTCCAATTAGAATTGCCAAAAGATGCCTTGCTAAATAAATAATCCTTTGCAATCGATACTTTAATATCAGGAACGTTCATTAACTGTATTAATGCATTGGGATTATAGAAGTGTCTTTTAGGCTCAATTCTTAATACATCGCCTTCTATCCCCATGCCTACATTCCAAATCATATTCATTCCATCGAATAACTGCTTAAGATTTGCAAACATTGTTTTTTCGCCTTTAACAAGTGGAAAATTGCGAATACCTAATCCATTTATTACGTTGGTAAACGAGGCTTCTCCATTGTTTAAGTACGCCGTTGGTTGTGAATCTGTACGCCCTAATAACTCAGAATAGATGGGTGTTGGATTGTCAAGTATAGCGCCTGCTACTCTGCTCGTGATTTCATGTATAAGATTTGCACGCCCAAGGCTAAAGCTTTCTACTGCAGTAGTTAGCTCTATGCTCATTGAACCTGATTCAAAAGTATAGCATGGCACTAATGCTATATTAGTGGCAAATGTTGAAAAATATACATACACATAATCGCCAGTTGTTAATGATAATGTTTCTACAACATCAATATCAAATGGTATATATGATCCTCCTGAAGAACCTACATTATACAATTCAGTTGCAGAGCCATTAACAACCACATATAATTTAATATCATCGAAATCGTTTATTTTAATAGAACCTTTTAACTTTACCTTCAAATCATAACTGCCTGTAGACGGCGCAATTAAAAACTCTTGAATAGGACTTCCTTGTGGGAATGATAAAGAATATTGAATAAATGTTGTTGGAGAATTACCGCCTAACATTTCTTCTTGTATAAGACCTAAAGGTGGCGTCCAATAAATATAGAAGGCGCCACTTGTGGAATCGCAATAAGGGAATCCAATATCTGTTAATCCCCATACATTCTCTTGAACTATCGCCTTACCATGATATTCGAATTCATAATTTAATTTATCAAGAGTAGGCAATTGCACACCATCAACACTAATGTCGTTTAATATGTCAACATCAGTCTCGAATCTTGAGTTTAACTTACTGTATATGCTTGTTGGCTCAACATCTATCTCAGTAAACAATTTGCCATTGATATATATTTCTTTCCATGTTGCATAGTCTAATCGCCCAAAAAAGAACGTTTCCCAATCACAATCTGCACCATCGCTGACCCCATAATCGTTGTTATAATCATCATTATAATCTCCCTCTGCTACAAGTATTCCAATACACCCACAATTACGCTCTATCAATATGCTAACTTCTGCATCAGCGCCAAACATTTCATAACACTCGTCAATAAACTCTTTGCCTGCGCCACAATAAAACTTAAGGTCAACAATAGAATTAACCATAACCCCATGTGTAATAGATTGCCTTTCTATTTGCACTTGCATATCCTCAACGCCCATAGGCTCGTTTTGAAGCACTATAGTGCCTTTCTCAGCGTTGTTTAAAGTAAATCTATAATTCATATTTCCCTTTACTTATATTACGTGCTATTGCCTTACCTATTGCATCAGCGTTGTTTAAAGATACCGATTTGTTTCTTTTTGTCAAAGATTCTAATCTGCTTAAATCTGTTCCCCCCATTGCAAGTTGCATGGCCATATACTTTTTACTTAGTGTTTCAAGTTCTTCATTTTGCTTTGAGCGTTGCTTTTCTTTTATTGCAAGCAATGGACTTATATATCTGTCATTTAAATACTTATCGAATGTGTCGTTATTAACAGCCTCTAATAATTCTCTATGCTTCATTGTTTGTTTTGCCTTAATAACAGATTCGCCGTTTGAAATTAACACATGATTGTCGTCGCTGGTGCCTGTTCCTTTGCCCTTAAATCCGACAACCCCATCTTTAAATGCTGGTAATGGTCTTGCAAGGACAATTCCTGCTTGTAATGCGCCCATCGCAATAGGCAACAACTGCGCAAATGTTCCCGCCACGCCTGTTTGCCCCCATACCTTTGATACTGCAATTGCAGTATTTAAAGCAATTTCAAACAATGCGTTTGTTTTATTGTTTTGTGCTTGCTTTCTTTTAATCTCATTTTCCTTTTGTCTTTGCTTCTGCTCAAGCACTGCCTTTTTTTGATTGAATTGGTCTTGCGATATAATGCCCGCTTCAAGTTCTCTTTGCGCTTCAGATATCTTTAAGTCAGTTTGCGCTTGAATATTTGAGTTTTCACGCTCCAATCTATCGTTTGCTTGTGTTAATACTTCGTTGCTTATTAAATCTAACGCCTTTGCGCTTTCTGTTGCTACTGCCTCCCTAACTCTCTTCTTTTCTTCTTCGGTCTTTTTAGTGTCTTCCAAATCCATTTTTGAAAGCTTTAATTTATTGTCCAATATCTTTTGGTCAATAGCCATAGCATCTTCGCCTGCTTGCACTCTTAATTCCTTTGTAGTTTCTAAAAGAGAGTTTTCAGTTTCTATTGCGGATCGTGTATATTCTTTTTCAACAGTAGATGCATCTTCGCCATTTTTAACGCGCTCCAACATTTGCTGTTTTAAAAGATTAGTTTGCTCTATGTATGCAGAATTATACTCTTGCACTAATTTTTTGGCGTCTTCAAGTTCTTTCTTTGCGCGCTCCTCTCTTAATTTATCTTGTTCATCATTGTATTTTTGCAATAATTCTTGTTTCTGTAATTCAAGTTCTGAGTAGTCTTTATTGTATTGTTTGCGCAGTTTTATTTGAGCGTCAATGCTTTTAATTTCTGCATCCAGGATTGCCTTGCTTTGTTGCTCTTTATCTGAAATGGCTTTTAATGCAGTTGCACGTTCTAAATTTTCTATTTTCTTTATTGCCTCAGTACGCTCTGCAATTTCTTTTTCAATCAACCCACTTTTTAATGCCTCGTATCTTTCTCTGCGCGTTAAAACTTGACCCTCCATATTAATAACCTTTACCAAGTTATCAACAACGCCCTGCGCTTGTTCGTCATCAACTGATTTTAAATCGCCAAGAACAACTTCCATTTGCTTGTATAAAGACACTAATTCCTCTGTACTTTGAGCGTGCTTGCTTTCAAGTGCCAATCGTTTTAGCGTTTCATTTTGCTGTATCTTTGTTTGGTTTATGTTTTTTGTATCAAGCAAAAGTTGTTCTAACGAATTTTGATACAATGCTTTTTGATGTTCAAATTCTTTTTCAAATAAAGATTGTTCTATTTCTTCTGCTCTTTTAAGATTGTCCATTCTTTCAGTAGCTGACAATTCACGATTTCTAAGCGTTTTAATTAATCTTTGTATCTCATTATTAGCAACAGCGCTATCTACTTGCATGGACCTCATAGCGTCGTTAATAGCATCTAATTCTTCTGTTAGCCTTGCCCCCTCGCTATATGCTTCTTTCATTTCCGTTGCAAGTCCTGAGAATTGGTCGGCAACAATTTTAATAACACCCCCACTCAACACGTTTACAACTTCATAAGATGCAGTTAATATTTTATTAAATGTACTTCCGTCTTCTGTTGCTTTGCTAAATGTATCTAAAAGACTTTCCCCAAGGTCAGATGCCTTTCCTGTAAGGACTCCAAACGCACTGCCTAATCCGTTCATGGTAGCCTCTAATTTAGTTGCTCCTTGGTCGCTTGATGTAAAGTATGCTGCAAGTGAGCCCAAGGCAACAATTAGCGCCCCAATACCACTTGACATGATTGCTGTTTTTAAGGCGCCCATGCCTTTACTCATTCCAGCCACTCCTTTTGTAGCACCTCCAAACGCATTACCAATGCCCGAAACTGTAGATGTTATTTGCGATAAAAAAGGAATGTTTGAGCCTATTTGCTCTAAAGAGTCTGTAAATTTAGAAGTTGATTTTGTAGCATCGTCGAACCCTTTTTTTGTTTTCTGTGCTGTTTTATCAACCTCATTACCTACTCCCTTTACTCCCTTTTCTATATCTTTCAACCCTTTTTGATAACTGGCCACATCAGCCTCATACTTGGTTGTTATCGTGTTTAGAACGTTTGCCATCGTTGTTGTATCTTAATAATTCAATATACTCGCCAATAGAACATACATTTATTTTATCTATTTCGTTCATAATACCATCGGCCATGCGCACAATATCAATACTCCATTGTTCGTTCATCTTTGCAAGTTCTGCGTTTAAGAAAATCGTTCCAGCATTTTCCTCATTGCTATTATGCGGATTCGGCTCTCGTTGTAAAACTCGTTCCAATCGTCTTCCAATTTTGTCAAATATGGAATGTATGTGCCTAATCCGCTTTGCACAAAAAAAGAGTACATGTCTTTTGAGGCCTCTTTTTTAAATTGCTCAACCTTTTCTTTGTGTATAGTCCAATCAACTTCGGTAGCTTGCTCATCTTCACGTATTAAAGTTAATGCTATGATGTCAAACCATAAATCTTCATGCACTATAATTTCCTCTCGCATCAGCATTTCTTCGATAATAAATCCAACTCTTGCAATATCAGGCTTATTGCCTTTGTTTAATGCATCCTTACACGCTTTAAGTAGTTGTGTTTCATCTTCACTACTTAATCCTCGTTGAACACGTTTTAGTCTAAGTTCAAGTTGTTGTATGCGCTTAATAGGTATATCGAAGTCGTCATCATACTTCAAGTATCGTTTGCCATTGCCATCAACATAAGCAATAGTGCGCTTTATGTTTTTCCCATTTAAAAACAATTCTGTCTTAAAATGATTTATCAATGGTTTTTTAAATATCCAAAACAATAATTTAATCATTGTATATAGCGTAGTTTAAGTAAGCAATAACAGGAATAAATAGAATAGCCTCTGCCATTAACGATTTCATGCTTTGCTCTGTAAACAAATGCAAAAAGAAAACAAACGACCAATACCCCCATGTACTCGAAAAACAAATAATACATACTACTAAAGGTTTTGCTAAGTAGTAGTTGAAATTATTTGCAACAAACACCTTGATTGGATTAAGTAACATATTTGGCTTCATTGCTAAGTATATCCCATTACAAAACATACTTGCAAGTAAGATACTAAATAGATAAGGTAACGCTTGCATAAGTAATAGGCTCGTTTAAGGTGTCAAATACTGGTATTGTTTCTAAAATGAATGGCCCAACGTAAGGATCTACTCCAATACTTACGCTTACGTAATTGCCTATAAATTTTTCGCTTTCAATTACATGCAATTCTTGTTTTGATTCAAGAGTTATCGGACTGAAAGATAATTCCCCTGAAGCATCTGAAGTTACTGAATGCTTAACAGCCTTGCCACTAGAATATCTCACTATAATATCCACATCTGTAAGTGGCGTAATGGTGCCAATGACTATTTCATCTACACATTTTGGGATTGGGTTTGGTTTATAAAAACATGACATAGTTTTATTTATTAAAGTAATTTGTAATTCCTATTTGTTTTTGGTGCGCTAATATCCATTGCTTGCAAAATGTATTAACGAAATATCTAAATGCGTCTAAGTGATCAGCTCGTTGCGTATCTTCCCTCCTGTTTGCTTTCTTTATCTTGCCGTGTTCATCAGCTTCAACGTACATTAAATCTCTCACTAAGTTATCACATTTAATGCTTATTTTAAAGTTTTTTTGGTGATATAAAAAATAATTTACATCAGCCCTTGAATTTTCGTGTGTTGGGTTTGCTGGCACTTTTATTTGTGAACTTTGTAGTCTCAACAATCTTCTTATTTGTTCGTAAAGCGTTGCGTTTTCTCTTTGCCCTATATCGCCTCTTGACCCCATTGCATCGCCAGTTATTATACATGTAGGTAAATATCTATGGTAACGTGTTTTTAACTCATCACAAAGCAATTGTATTGAGCCTTTTTGTATGGTCAATTCTTCAACTATTACTACGTGGTCTTGATTGTTTTCTCTATACATTTGTCCTATTATACAAGCAAATGGGTTGATGTTAAAGTCCATTGATATATATAATTGAGCGTTGTCTTTTAATACAACATCGTTGCTCACATGTTTATCGTAACTAAATTGATTTGCAAATGCGTTTTCAACTTCTTCTTTAATGTCCCAATCTCCATTTACAAACCTTTCATATTGCACCGTTGAAAGATTTTCTTTTAATGAGCGCAAATATGATTTTGGAACGTGTGGATTATCTGTAATCTTTGCAGGGATATATGCGTATGTCGGTCTTAAAGTACCTGTTGTGTATGGGTCGTAAAACCTTTTCTTTACCCACGAAAATGAAGGATTACAAGTTGCCAATACTTTACTTGGGGGCATGGGATTAATTATATTTGACCCTGAGCGCTCTACTATCTTATCAAAAACACATTCTTGTATTTCGTTTACCTCGTCTATTCCCGCGCCATTTATTTCAAGACCCTTAAATCTGTTCATTTCTTTATCAGAATTAAAAGATTCCGACATGAAAAGTATTTCGGATCCATTATGATATACTACAGCATTATTGTTTACGCTCTTAATATATGGCTCAAGACCTTGGTCATAAACTTTCATAAATGTTGGTATTAATGTGCGCTCCATTGTCCTTTGAGACTTACGAACTAACACCCATCTAGATTTAGGATACTGCATGCAAAAAGAATGGAACATAAGTATTAGCCAGTATGATTTTCCACCCCTAATTGCGCCTCCGTAAAGCACTACATCAACTCCATCCTGTAGTGAAATATTCTTTGCCTCAATCTGCTTCGGAGTTGGCCTGATTATCGTTATCTGTTCCATTACTCCAATCTATTATTGCTGATTTAATACTTAATTGCTGACTCATGTCTATTTGTTCCTTAGGCTTACCGTATACCCTCGTAAGTAATGTTTCAATAGCATCTAAATTACCTTTTTCGATAGATTTCTTAATAGCAGACGCAACGGTCTTTTCCATTACGGTTGCATTCTTATCTTCCCATACAGCTTTTAACTCATCAAGATTCATTGACATCATTACTTGTATAGTGTCATTAATCTCTGAACGTTTATACCCTTGTTCCTTAAGCGTACACACGAATTTACGAGGGCGACCGTTTGGGTTACCACTCTGTCCTTTAACGAACTTCTTAAGATTATCTTCTCTCTGTTTTGCCATTGTTTATCGTAATATTACGATTGATTAATAAATTCACTTTTGCAATCAACTCCATTTCTTTTTACAGAGATATTAGGGGCGAGTTTTATCATTCGCTTCACAATTACATCACAGTATTTTGGGTCGAGTTCCATTACATAGCCAACTCTTTTTAATTGATGTATACTTGCTAATGTAGAACCGCTACCTCCAAATAAATCAAGTATATTTTTTGCTTTTTTATGATTTCTTAATGCTCTAGCCGATAATTCTATTGGTTTTTGTGTTGGATGCATATACTTACTATCCTTTTTTATTTCCCATAAATCGCTTTCGCTATTTATTCCATCGTCTAATTTGCCTTCAAAAAAACAAAACTCGTGTTGATGTCTGTAACCTCTGCCTAATCCAAATACATTTTTAGCCCAAACGATACAAGCGTTTAATTCAAAATGTTTTTGTAATGTGCCATAAAACTTCCAATTACACCAAATGTATTTTATCGGTATTTGTAATGTATGTACTGTTTGTGCAAATTCATCAATAAAATTATCAAAATCTTCAGTTGCTAAATCGTCGTTTTCAATTACATCAAACTTACCGCTGCGTCCATTAAAACTAACATTATAAGGGGGGTCTGTAAATAACATATCTGCATTTATTCCATTCATTAACCTTGAAACTGTATCAGAACAAGTACTATCCCCACACAACAACCTATGCTCTCCGATTTCATAAAGGTCTCCTAAAACAGTAATAGGAGTAGTTGGAGGTGTTGCATCAAAATCATCCTCCTCTGCTTCCAAAACTTCTGTATCCTCAAACACTGGCACATCCAATCCCCACTCTTTCAATTCCTCACTATCCCACTCATTAGCTAACTGCTCCCAATCCCACTCCCCAAAACCTACATTGTCTTTAATAATGAATTGTTTCTGCTCATCTTCGGTAAGGTCATCGGCAAAGATAATCGGCACCTCTTTTAACCCTGCTTCCTTACAAGCCTTCAATCGCATATTGCCACCCAAAACTATCATATCAGCATTTACAACAATAGGACGTATCTCAAGCATCTTTGGGAATTGCTTAATTGAATTAACCAACTTCTCAAACTTGTCATCCTTAATAATTCGAGGGTTGTTTGGGTTTGGTTTAACCTGTGATATTTTAACTGATTTAATTTCCATTAATCAATTTGTTTAAATACAAAAACCAATCTATAATCCAAATAAATGATTGGACCACAAATAATATAGACGCTATTGTAAGTATAACAATAACGTAAAACAATGCTATTTTCTTAATCATTTCGCTTAGATTTTACGATTCGTTTTCTTATTTTCCTTGTTGACTTAACAAGTACATACTTATTTTGATTCATTTAGCAGCCCTTTTATATGGTTAAACAACTTTTGTTTCACAACCTTACGGCCTCCTAAAGATTCAAGTTCTTTATTCTTAATGCCTCTCACTGTTACGTAGGTCATTTGCTCATCGGCTGGGATTGGAGAGCGTCCTGCGCCCTCTCGCACCCCTCCGCTTAATTTTGGCGTCCCTCTTTTCGATATTTTCTTCTGTATTTCCATTACACGAATATACGTATATGTCGTTTTATAAATTCAAATTAGACTTATTAGTTATTAACAGTTGTTTTGCCAAATTTCTATTCTTGGGTTTTCGCTCCAGTATTTGCTTGCTACTAACGTATGCACTCTGCAATCGTTTATTCCGAACGAATCCATAACCGCCTTACAAAGATTATCTATATCTGGCTTTTCTTGGTGGAATTGCCCCTCTTTGTATTTCTTCTTACAGGTTTTAGGAATTTGAACATGAAATCTTAAATAAACTTCATCATTCAAGGCTATTCCTAACTTATTGCATTTTAGTTTAAATTCTTCTTTAAAAGCGAAATACTTTAATACAACAGGTCTTTTTTTCCAAGCGTCTGCTCTTGTCATTCTTGGCGCTGAACATGGTGCAACACCAACCGACACCCAACCCCCTATTTTATTTTGCGTTGCTTTATTCATTTTCTTATAAATATTGGGTTATTTTAAAAGTTTTTTTA